CCGTATAAGATCACATATTTTGATCATATACAGGACAAAGAGTATATTTTATACTCCAACCCCTATTGTAAGACATATTTAGTAGAGGATTATCCTTTTTTAGAAACTATGAAAGAATTATTCTATTCCCTTACCCATATAACGCTTTTGTAAGGGCTCGTAGAGTTTATACACAAAAAGATTTATCAGGTATTATAGCGGACTTATTTTTATAAGAACTTTTAGGAAGCCCCCTTCTATTTAAAGAGAGGTTATACACTCTTCTTTTTTATTCCCCCTATCAATTTGTATAAACTTGACAATATATACAAAATGTTGTATAGTGTTGTCTGGAGGTTTAATGGGCAACGATACAATTAGAAACAAACATAGATGGGAGGTTGCGTGCCAAAACAATAAACTTATTATCCCATATATAGTAAAGTATAGAGACGGAACACTTACAGATGTTGAGTCCGAAGAGTTTATATGCTTCTTTAAAGAGATGTTCTATTCCATAATAAATAAATTGATAAGAAAAGTTGTTGTTCCAAATTATTGTGATAAAGAGGATTTATACCAGATGAGTGTAATTACTCTTTTTTCCTGTGCTAAAAAGTTTGACTTAGAGAATGAAAACGCAAGGTTTATATCTTACTTGCGTAAGGCTCTTAATAATAATCTTTATACATATTTACGGGTATTAACCCACAATTGGAAAGACATAACCCTCAAGGCGGAAGACATTGACGACTTTATTGACGAGTTGTAATATTCCTACATATTGGAGGACTACCTTTTGGATTTACACGAAATTATATTAAATTTCAAGAAGCCTAACACACCAAGTGAACTATACCAGTTTTTGTATCTGATATGTCAAGAGAATATACCTCATACTCCTATATGCCAGACCACCAAACCCCCTGGGATTTGATTTGTAGTGCTTTTTTAATAGAAAAGAAATATTATGGGGATTGGTAACAGAAAGGGAGGTAAAACAAGGTCTGTTGCTAAACTTATTGTTGCGGAAATGTTTTTTATTCCTCAGGTAGAGATAGCCTCTATTGGTGCTATTGAAAAACAGGCTGCTAAGTGTTTTAGGTATGTTAACTCTTTTTTACACACAGGGATGCCCTCACTTATTTCAAAAGAAGTTCGTGCTGAAACAAGGTTGGTAAATGGGTCTACTTATGAGCAGTTAACAGCATCTATGTCAGGAACAAATAGCCCACACCCTCATAAATTAAGGGCTGATGAAGTAGAGTTGATGAAGCCAGAAATACTTGATGAGTTATTTCTTATACCTACATCCGATTCAGTTAGGGGGATACCCGCTAATACCTTACTTATTTCTACAAGGAAATATCATAGTGGAGTAGTTCAGGCTATAATAGAGAGAGAGGATAGCGACTTTAATGTCATCAATTGGTGTTATAAAGAGGTTGCTGAAAGTTGCCCTCTTGAGAGGAGAGGTTCAGGAAAGAAACCTTATGTAATTAAAGACTACCTCTCTACAAATTTAGAGGGTAAATCAAAAGAAACCGAGATAATAGCATATTCTAATTGTGGAAGTTGTCCTTTATTGCCATCCTGCAGAGGTGATTTAGCAAAAAGCAGTGGATATTTGCTTATTGAAGACTTAATATCAGATTTTAAGAAGGTTGACATAAGAACTTGGATATACCAGATGGAGTGCAGGCGAGTAGCAAGTTCATATAGGGTATATCCACAATTTGATGAAAGTGTGCATGTAATGCCAGACCTTAAGTATAATGCCAATCTTCCACTTGATATAGCAGTAGATTTTGGGTATTCCGACCCAACCTGTGTCTTATTCTTTCAGTATGATGAGGATACTGATACTATTTATTGTATTGACCAGATATATCAATCAGGACTTACAACTGAACAACTTGCTTTTAAGTTAAAAAAGAAACTCTCAGAGTATGGGTTAAATATGACAAATGTAAGATACTCAATAGGTGATTCAGCCCAAGCTCAGCAAATAGCGGACTTAAACTCTCAGTGGGGGTTTAACTTTGAACCTACTATTAAAATAAATATAGCAAGTGGGTTAGACAAGGTAAGGCAATACCTTATGTCAATAAGTAATGGGGTTCATCTTTTTATTAGCCCAAATTGCACTAATCTTATTAGAGAACTAAAGAATTACAGGTTTAAAAATAAAGGAGGGAATATGTCAGAACAGCCAGTTACAAAAGATGATCATAGCCCTGATTGCTTAAGATATTATGTTGTATTTATTGATAGCCAAAAGATACCAGATTTAAAGGTTCTTGTATAGGGGGATATATGGAAACCAGCCTTGATGTTTTAGTTAAGGGGATTAGCAAAGTAACTAAAGATACATTTATGGAGGCTATCTCTGTGGGTGTAGAGGTTAGAAATTGGAAGGGGATAGTTTTACATCATAGTTATAAACCAGACTTGCCGATAGTGGGAGTTAATTATGCGGAGGTTTTTAATACATTCCACTATACCGCCTGCAAGTGGGAAAATGGATTAGGATACCAGTTTGTTATAACATATAACCCAAAAGACCTTGCTGAGCCTATAACGATTTACTCCTCTTACAGATGGAAAACCCAGATTAAAGGGGCTCATTGCTTAAATACACTGCATAAAGACTTGTATTTAAACCCAAATGCTTCCTATATTGGTGTGTGTTTAGTTGGGAATTATGATATTTACGAAGTTCCCAAAGAGGTTTATAAGCAGGAGAAAGAGTTTATTGATGCTTTATGCAAAGAGTTTAGTATATCAAAGGAGTTAATATTTGGGCACGATTTCTTTGAAAATAAAACTTGCCCTGGAACAAAGTTTGATGTTGATTTTTTTAAAAGATAGTGGAGGTAATTATGTCCCTGTTTGATATATTTAAAAAGAAGAGTAAAGAGCAACCAACAGGTAATACAGAAATAAATGAGAAGGCGTATGAGGCTTCCATAACCCCTGAGGAAATATCTAAACTCCTTGAAGGCGGGGACATTTCAGACCTAACAACAAGACAACTTACTCAATCTCATAGTTGGGTATATTCTTGTATTAACGCAATAAGTTCTTCTGCCTCAAGAGTCCCATTAAAGGTTATTAAGCGGGAAAATAACTCTTGGGTTATACTTGAAAGAGATAACCCATATGTTCAATTACTTGAAGATATAAACGGGTTTCAGTATCAGCAGGAGTTTATAGAAGGCATTATACAGAGATTATGTAGTAAAGGGGTTTGTTTTGTAGAAATATCAAGAGGGAAAAACAAAAAACCTGTAGCCTTATATATTATTGATATTGACCCCGCTAATGTTGAATTTACTTTAAATAAAACAGGAGATATTATCTCTTATACCTTTAGTCTATCAAGTGGCAATAAAGTTACAATGAAAGCGAGTGATATTTTATACTTTAGGCTTCCACACCCTTACGATGTATATAAAGGGCTTTCCCCGTTACAAGCATTAGAGCAAGGAATACTTGCTGATTACTATGCCCAGCGATATAATAAAGCATTCTTTAAGAATGGGGCAACACTACGGGGGACTTTATCTACAACTAAAGGTTTGTCTAATAGGGCGTGGATTAGGCTTCAAGATATATGGAAAAGTCTTTATAGTGGGATAGAGAACCAGCACAAAGTTCTTATTCTTGAGGAGGGGTTAACATACACACCAATTACTGTATCCCCAAAAGATATGGATTTTGTATCCTTAAGAAAGTTCTCAAGAGAGGAAATACTTGCTGGATATAGGGTATATCCTGTTGTGTTAGGTATAACAGAACAGGTGAGCAATCTAATGCCTCTATACAATTCCAACTTTTTTATGAAGAAACATTAAGTTTTTATCTTGTTAAGATTGCCTCTGTGCTTACTCACTTTTTAAGAAGAGAATCATTAGACACATCAGTAAAGGTTGTATTTGACCTTACACAAGTTCCAGCCTTGAACACTAATTTTGCAGGTATAATTAACTGGGCTACAAAAGCCACAAACTCAGGTATAATGAAGATAAACGATATAAGAGACCTACTCGGTATGAGCAAACTCCCCTGGGGGGACTCTTGGTGGGCTAACTCAGCAATGATTGAACTTGCTAAAGATACTACTGGTGGGGAAACCAATCCTCCTAAGTCAAGTAATATAAGTAGTCTAACACAACCAGAAATTAAGGGATACCCAAAGATTGTTGGATTTAAGAACGAATATATGATAGGTTATAAACTTAACCTATTAGGGGACAACAAATGACAATTTGTATTGAAGGGATAAATAAACTTCGTTTCCCAGTATATACAAGTTGTGCTAAAGATATAAAACAATGGCTTTTGGATATAGAGGACTTGCTTCTTTTATCATTAACAATAAAGAGTCTAATGGGGTTATTTCTCTACTTGACTATAGGTTTTCAATTTATAACTTATCTTTATAATACCAAGAGGAAATCCTTAATACTTTTCTATCTAAAATAAATAGGTATATTGAGGATTACCAAAAAGTTATTTCTCGGCTTCAGGAGGGGAGTCCAATTAAATGTAATACTTCTTTCCTTGAAGACTCATCTCTAACTAAAACAATTAAAAAAGAGTTAGGGACTCGGGTTACTAACATTATAAATTTACTTATCAGTAGTATTGATAGAGAGATAGCCAACTATTCCAATAAGGCAGATATGGCTTCTCTTACTTACAACATTATGTCAATTATTAGTAGTGTTAAATATGAGGAAGAGGCTATTTCAACAACATTAGTTACAAACCTTTTGGGTATTGTAGACTCTACAATTTTTGAGAATATAGACGGGATAGACAGAAAATATGGATATGCGGAGAGGTGCCAGCACGGATAGAGCATTTTGATAATAACTTAAAAATAGTTCCATTAAAAGACCCATTTATACTTTCAGATGGAAGAAGTGTTATGTATCCCTCTGATTTTTATAGCCTTGCAGGTAATACAATATATTGTAAGTGCTTTTTGTTACCAATACTGCAAGGTGCTTCTGTAGAATGTATTGATAAGTATTTATGTGAATTTGAAAGAGTTTCGCAAGAGTTGTAATATTCCTATGAAGGAGGTTAATATGAATTGTAATCATTTTTACTCGCATGCAACTTTGGAGGTTAAAGGGCAGAATAAACCAGAAGAGCGACTAATTGAGGGGTATTTTTCAACAAAGGATACTGATAGGAGTGGAGATATAATACTCCCTACTGCCTTTACAAATACAGTGTCTTCCTTTTTAAAGAACCCTATTCTGTGCTTTAATCACGATTGGAGTCAGGGAATAGGTAAAGTTGAAGAGTTATCAATAGATGAAAATGGTGGAAAGGTTAAGGCAAGAATTGCAACTGGGACGGCTCTATCTGATGAGGTATGGAATCTTATTACACAAGGGGTATATAACGCTTTTTCATTTGCGTTTATTATAAAAGACTCTACTCCAGTTAACCCTAAAGAGCCCTATAGTGGAAGAATAATAACAGACCTTGATTTGTTAGAGGTTAGTGTAGTAACAATCCCTGCTAATGCAAGTGCTTCTTTCTCAATAGCCAAAGGACTAAAGTGGGGGTAGATGTGTTCCCAGTTATTATACCTTCAGCGTCTCCAAAAACTGATACCTATGTTTTGAAGTCCCTTGAAGGGCAAGCAGAAGTTAAAGAAGAAGTTACAGAGGAAATTAAGGAGGAGGATAAAAAGGAGGTTACAGATGAAATTAAGGCTGAGAGTGTAGAGTTAACTCCATCAGCACCCGATAAAGGGGAATTAGAGGAAAAAGGGCAACCCAGTTTAAAGATTTACCTTTATTAGGTGATGATGTGGAATGGTCAAAAGTTAAAGCAAAAGCAATGCTTGCCAAGTGGGCAAGTTCAGATGGTTCAGGAGACAAAGATAAGATTGACTGGAGGAAATACAGTCAAGGGTTCTTCTGGTATGACAGCACAAACCCAGAGAATTTTGGTTCTTATAAACTTCCGTTTTGTTATGTCCAAGATGGAGAACTATATGCTGTTCCAAGAGGTATATATGCCTGTGCAGTAGTTATCAATGGTGGTAGAGGGGGTGTTAATATCCCAGATGAAGACTTGCCTTCAGTTAAAAACCACATTAACAAGTATTATAAAAAAATGGGTAAAGAAAGCCCCTTTGAGAAAGGGATACTCTATCTTCTTGACCTTATTAACAACTATAGCAATAATAAATATTGCAAATCTATTGTTGAAATGGCTAATTTATTTGAAAAATAAGTAGTGAGTTATCCTCCTACTTGTTAGGTGAAATGGATGATAGGGATATAAAATTGGTAGGTAACATAGTTACAAACCTTATGGAGGAAAAAGATGAACGAGAAAAAGATTGAAAAGGCTCACGAGTTAATGGAGTTAATTAAAAGTAAAGTCTCTACTAATACATCTACTGATGATGTGGAGGCTATTGTGAAAGAGTTTTTTGATAAGGAAAATGATATACCTGAAAGGAAGGTTAGTATGGATACAAAAAATGTAAAGAGTGTTGGTGATTTAATTAGGACAAAGGCTGTAACTGATGAAATTCTTGAGTTGCAGACAAGGAACGATGATGTTTATCTTATTTCAACCCTATTAAAGACAGACCCAAGAAACCTTAAGTCTTGGGAAGGGTTTGAAAAAGTGGTAAAGGGGTTGTCAACTGGTGGGAGCACCGCTGGTTCTGAGTATGTTCCTACTGGGTTTAGTAACAAACTCTATGATGCTATTAGACTTGAACTGCAACTGGCTAATAACCTTGTAAGTATTGATATGCCAACTAACCCATTCTCCTCTCCTATAATTGCTGGAGACTCTCAGGCGTATTATGTCCCTGAAGCCACTGCGGATGATTCTCCTGGGACTTCAGTTATCCCTGCCTCCGCACCAACAACTGGTAAATTTACCCTTGAGGCGAAAAAACTTGGTTGCAAAACAAGGTTCTCTGATGAGTTAACAGAGGACAGTATAGTTCCTATTCTTCCTTTACTTCAGAAGAATATTGCAATTGGACTTGCGACCGCTCTTGAGAACGCAATAGTAAATGGAGATACTGGAACACCTGCTATGGATGCAGATTTATCCTCAAGTTCCGACCCAAGAAAGGCGTTTGATGGGTTAAGGAAACTGGTTACTGGAGGGGCTTTTGTAGATTTTGCAGGCTCATTATCAATTGATAAAATTAGGGCTTTGAGAGGGGCTATGGGAGTCTATGGTATTACCCCATCAAATCTTATTCTTCTTGCTTCCCCATCAGCCTATTTCTATCACTTACTTAAATTGACAGAAGTTTTGACTGCTGATAAGTATGGAGACAAGGCTACTATTTTGACAGGTGAACTCGCCAAAATTGATAATATTCCAATTATAGTATCCTCTAATATTAAAGAGAACCTTGATGTAGATGGATATGTTCCAATTGGCTCAAAAACATATACAGAAATTATCCTCCTCAACAAACTTGGGTATGTAATTGGTAATAGGGGACAGGTTAAACTTGAAGTTGGAAGGGATATAGAAAACGGACAGGAAGTATTAGTTAGTTCAATGAGGAAAGCATTTACACCAATTTATGGTTCTAATGCCCCAGTGGTTTCTATTGGGTATAACCTCAGTTCTGTTGCTGGTTCTACTACTACTACCACTACCACTACCGTCACTACTACCGTTCCTTAATTCTTGATAAGAGGGACTTATAAGGAGAGGGGAACATACCCCTCTCCTTCATTCTTGTAAGGAGACACTATGATAGATGTAAAGTTTGTTAAACCAATAAGAGGGAAAAATTTATACAAAACAGCGTTTTATCAAGTTAAACTTGGTAACACTATATCTCTTGAGGATGAAGAGGCATACAGGGTTGTATATGATTTCCCTGGATGCTTTGAAATGATTGAAGAGGTTAAGGTAGAAAAAGAGCCTCCTGCACCAATGGACATAAAGCCTGATGAAATAAATACTATGCCCTCTCTCAAAGACATATTGCGAAAACCTACCCCTAAAAGTGGTAAAAAGAAATAGTAGGAGGGGGGTTAGTTTTTTATACCCCCTCCCAAAAAAGGTTGCCCCGAAAAAAAAGTTCAGGTTTCAATAATAGTAATTACACCTTCTCCTTCACCAAATCTCATACTATAAGGAGACCCAATTACTGCAACTCCTTTTCTATTAAGAGAGTCTGCATTATGGATGTGTCCTGATACAACATAATAAAACTCCTTGTAGTCTTCTTCATTTAGCCCTTTCTCTTCAATCCCTGATGGTAATGTTTGCCCTGTGAACGATGTATGCAATACAAGTATATTTGTCATATCAGGATTTAATTTCTCTTTATACTTGTTAATCGTTTCCCGAAGTTTCTGTGTAGGCTGGTAGGAAAATAACCACAGGAAAATTTTTTCCTTTACTTGTATTACTTGGGGAAAAACTCGCACAAAAAGATTTTTAAAGTTGAATGTGTGTAGTGGAGAGAGAACATCACTATCCTTCGTAATGTCAACAAATCTTATAGAAGGTATATCGTGGTTGCCAAGAATGCCATAAAGGTTGACTTCAGGATATTTTTGAACAAGAGGTTTAGTTTATCGTATAGAAGGTTGACCTGTTTAATAGATATGTTCTCACTATCAAACCAATCACCCGCACAAATAATAGTCTTTCCTTCTTTGTCAGCCACAGAAAAAGCCAGTTCAAGAGCCTCTTCCCAATAATTTTTTACTCTTTTTCCTCCTATGTGAGGTCGGAAATACAAGTCATCTTCATTTAGTTTCTCCTTTTTGGATAACAACTCAGTTATCCTTTTACATTCTAAAGTAGCCTCACATACAAAGCAAACACAATCTCCCTTATAACAACCAAAACATCTTTGGGTAACAATTACCCCACATCTTATCTTCATAGTTTAACGCCCTTGAATTAACCCCTCTTGGGGTTTTCTTTACCTTTAACTCACTTATAAACCTAAGTATTTTGTCAAATCCATAAGATTGAATGTTTTTTACAGCACATAAAATTGCCTCCTTTCTTGTATTACCTTTACCATAAGCCTTCCCTGTATATACATCAAAGCAACCCACAATGTATCAGAGAACTTCGCTACAAACCCGTGAAACTTCTTGTTAATTGAGAAAGAATACCCTGGAGTAACCTCAGGAACTCCATTGCTTTTTGTGTAGACATAATTTCTTCTTGCGTTTCTAATACAAACCTCATAAATTTTTTCCATCAGTCTACTTCTCCTTTCAAGTTTTTCCGTGTATGGACAACACAGTAAGTATCTAATATCTTTCTAAACGCCTTAACTTCTTTAGGTTTCAACCCAGTATATTCATACACCCATTTATACACCCCTGTATATCTTAGCCCAAAGTATTGGAATAGTTTTAACAATATTGGCAACCTATACCCAAAACCAAACCTAAAGTATTTTGTGTTTTTAAGAAAAACAACTGAATATATACCTTGTTTGTGTTCCGTAATCCTAAAGAATTTTATGAAGTATGTAATCTTAGATATTGGGTATCTAACATTAAAAGGAAGATATATCATATCTTGAATGGTTATTGAGTTATGTCTTTTATCCTTAGTTCTTCCCGTGATAATCCATCCTTTTCATCTTCCTCCAGTGTTAGATACATTTTACCAAAAGCCTTTTGGTATTCTTCCTCCTCCTCTATTTTTAGTTTTAATCCAAGAGCCTCCTTGTTAATAGAGTAATATTCTTCAAGTGATACTACCTTATTGACTTTTGGGATATTTTTGACTGCCTCTATGTATAACTCATCAATCCCATCATCATTAAGTTCACAACAAAGGTTGTATATCATTATTGCTGAAGGGTTAGTAATCATTTTCTCATCAACATCCTTAAAATGTATAACCCTCTCTTTTATCCCCGAGAGTTCTCTTATTTTATAAGCAAGGGCTTTAATTTTTTCTCTCTTGCTATTCATCTTAACGCCCACCTTAAAAGTAATTCCTTCCAGGACAGGACTTTATTTTCTTCTACTGTTTTTGTAACTTTTTAAAAACTTCTTTTTACATTCTGCTCTGACAGGTTGATATATTCTTCTTTTCTATGTAACATTTTAAGTAAGATGTCATCTATTCCGCCTCCTATACAATAATATACATCAACTTGATTTTTTTGTCCAATCCTATGAACCCTTCCTTCCGCTTGCTCTAATTCTGAAGGTGTCCAATAAAGTTCGGCAAAAATAACCATATTAAACTGCTGGAGATTTACCCCAGTTCCACAAGCCCTTAAACTTAGAATAACTACTTTATCATTACAGGATTGGAGTTCCGCTATGTCTCTATTTGATTTAAAAACCCTATACCCGTAGTTCTTTTGAAAGTATATCTTGAACAACGGTATGGTAAGCAAAGATTACACACCTTCTATCTTGGTTTGCCCCAATTATTTCTTTTATCTTATCAACAAGATGTTCAAGTTTAATGTATGAAGTAACCTCATAAAGCAACGAAACCGCTGTAAGTGGGTTAGTTGTTTTGTTAAAATATTCTTTAAATAAATCGTATAGGTGGGTATTAAAATCAACCTGTGGATAGTGTAAGACTTTGGGTGGAAGGTTTAAAATACTCTTATCCCTCCTTAAAGCGTTGGCTTGAAAAAATTGTTCAAATCCTGCTTTTTTAAGGTCTTTTATAGGGATAGCCCTCTTTGTTGGGAATAGAAGGTCAAATTCTGCAAGTTTCAATATATTTTCATTTGTTATTTTGACAATATATGCTATTGGAAGACTTAAATCCTGTGGACGATTAACAATTGGAGTTCCTGTCAAAAAAATTAGAATATCTGGCTCACCATCAACTGATAGAGTATCTACAAATAATTCTGATTGTTTTGTCTCTTGATTTCTCAGGAAGTGAGACTCGTCAATTATAAAGCATTTAAACTTCCGAAGATAAACCTTCTCTATTACATTACGAAATATTACTTTAGCGTTGGTGTTATACTTGATTGAAGCCCTACAAATTTCTTTTATGTCATCCAACATATCTCTATGGAAGGAAACAAAATACAAGAATCTGTTAAGCATAGTTGTTGGAACTATGATATACTTATTGTAAAGACAAGGGTTCTTGGTTGAAAATATACCAACATCTTTAGTTACTTTTTTAACTTCTGCCTTCCACTGGTTCTTAACAGCGGGAGGGCATATAACCACAACTGGAAACTTCTTAATGATACGGGTTGCTACTATGGAAGACAGGGTCTTCCCAAGTCCCATATCGTCGGCAAGAATACACTTCCGTTGTTTTAAAATGTATCTCGCTGCTTCCTTCTGGTGAGGAAGTAGTTTAACCATTTTAACCTCCATCTAACTTCTAAAGTATAGTATCCACAGTTAAGAAGTTTGTTTTAAATCACCTCCTATTAAACCACTAGACCACTAAACCGCTAAACCACTAAACCGCTGATTTTTAATACAACCTTATTTCTTTTTGCCTTCAACCCCTATTATACCAAGTTCAATCAGTTCACAAATAACTTTTGTAACAGGCTTTCCTTGTAACAGGAAGAAGACAAGTTGGCATAGGTCATTATCTCCTTTTGTCATTTTAAGAATATCGCTCCTTGAATATGCTAACTTTCTTGAACCTTCTTCAACAACATAACAAATTTTATCTGGGTGCTTCCTAAAGGTTTCAATGTCTTTAAAACATTTACCAACCTTTGTTTGCTCTAAAACATAATCCCCATTTCTATTTCCCATAGTTTTAACATCCTCACTCCTTTCTTCTTCCTGAACCTCGTGCCTGATAAACTTTATATATGTTGTATAAATATAATTGTAGAAAGTTCTGTCAGGGTTATTGGGAGATACCA